TCACCACCGTGACCGGCGTCACGTCGCAACGCATCGCCACCGCCGCCGGGCTCACCGTCGAACGCTGGCTGCGGGTCGTCACGACCGGCACCTTCTCGAACCTGGTGTTCGCCGTGAACATCGTGCGCAACCCCATCGCGGTGGTGTTCTGATGCCCGCACCCTTCCGGCCCCCGCCCGCGCTGCCCATGGGCGCCATGCAGACGTACCGGATCGTCAGTCCCCCCGACGCCACCGTCGTGTCCGCCTGCGAGCGGGTGGGCTGCCCGCACTGGCGCGACGGTTGGGACACCATCGTGGACGAGGCCAGCCAGCTCGGCCAGGCCCAGGCCGCCTACATACGCTCGGGCGCCACCGGCCGCAGCTACCGCGAGACGCGCACCGAGGCGGGGCTCACCGTGTTTCGGTTCGAGGCGCACCAACGCTGCTTCCAGGAGCACCGAACCCGCACCGAGCTGTACCTGGTGCGGGGCGGCGACTGGCGGGGCAACCCCGACCGAATGGCGAGGGACCACAGCCGCCCCGAGGACTGGGTGGAGGACTTCGCCGAGCACCAGCAGCGGCTGGCTGACCGGATCGACAAGGGATAGGAGCAGGCCATGGCCAAGGAGACAGGCCTCGGGTGGACGACCCTCATGGTCGATGACGCCACAGGCGACCCCGACGACCTCCGCGAGGACGTGACGAACTTCGAGTTCTCGACGCCCCGCGAGGTGCAGGACGCCACGGGCGTCGACAAGTCGGCTATGGAGCGGCTGCTGCTGCTGGCCGACTTCTCGATCACGCTCAACGGCATCTTCGATGACGCCACCGACAAGGCACACGAGGTGCTGCGCACGGTGCCCAGCACCAGCGTGGCCCGCACCGTGACCCTGACGGTGTCGGGGCAGACGCTGGCCAACGAGACGTACTTCACCGACTACCAGCTGACCCGCGCCGCGAACGGTGAGCTGACCTGGCAGGCCCCGGGCGTGCTCGCCAACGGCACGGTGCCCACGTGGGCGTGACGCCCCTACAGGCCCCCGACGCCATGCCGGGGGTGCGACCCAACCGCGAGGCCCGCCGCACCGGGTATCGGCGTCAGCGCAAGCTGTTCCGCCTGGAGTGGCCCGAGGGCCACGAGCTGCACGGCCTGGTGGTGCGCGCCCGCAGCGTGCCCATCGAAGGGCTGCTGGACCTGCTGGACGCGGCGTCGGGCATAGACCTGGGCTCGATCGGTGACCTGCAGGCCGTGCGCGCCGAGGCCGTCGAGGCGGTGCGACTGATCGTGGACACGTTCGCTGGGGCGCTGGTCGACTGGAGCCTGCAGGACGAGGACGGCACCCCCGTGCCGGCGACCGCCGCGGGCCTGCGGGGCGAAGAGCCGGACCTGCTGATGGCGCTGCTGGAGGCGTGGATGGATGCGGTGGTGGGCGTCAGCGCCCCTTTAGGTCGGCCATCACCCGCTGGCGAGCCGTCCCTGGAGGCGTCGCTGCCGATGGCTCCACCGTCGACAAGCCAGCCGAGCTAGACCGAGCCGAGCTGGTGTGCGGGCTACTGGAACGGTTCAGCGGCTACACGTACGAGACGCTGATGGCCGAGGACGTGGAGCTGCTGCGCCTGGTGCAGATCGAGGCCATGGGCCGCCCCGAGGGTGAGCGCGGCCAGGTGGCCGAGCAGCTGCAGCAGATGGGCTACGGGGGCCGGCTGTGAACGAGGTGCGCATCCTGGTCACGTCCAAGGACGAGACCGCGGCCGGGTTCGATTCGGCAGAGCGCAAGGCCAAGGGCCTGGGCGCCACCATCACCGGCGTCGGCCGAAAGATGACCGACCTGGGCGCCAAGGCCACCACCCGCATCACGCTGCCGATCGTCGCCGGGTTCGGGCTCGCGGAGCGGGCGGCCACCAACCTGGGCGAGGCACAGAACGCCGCCAACGTCGTCTTCGCTGACGCGGCCCCCACCATCATCGCCGCCAGCCGCGAGTCGCAGAAGCTGGGCATGTCGCAGCGCCAGCTTCTCGAGGCCGTGACCCCGATCGGCGCGGCGCTGCAGAACACGGGGTTCAGCGCCCAGGAGGCCGCCGGCCACAGCGTTGAGCTAACCAAGCGCGCGGCCGACATGGCCTCGGTGTTCAACACCGATGTGGACGAGGCGCTGATGGCCCTGCAGGCCGGGCTGCGGGGCGAGGCCGACCCCCTGGAGCGGTTCGGTGTGGGCCTTTCCGACGCCGCGGTGACCGCTGAGGCTCTGCGTATGGGCCTGGCAGACACGGCCGACGAGCTCGACGCCAACGACAAGGCACAGGCCCGGCTGTCGCTCATCATGAAGCAGACCGACAAGATCGCCGGCGACTTCGCCAACACCAGCGACAGCAACGCCAACCAGCTGCGCATCCAGAAGGCCGCCGCCGAGGACGCCGCCGCGGCGTTCGGACAGGGCCTGCAGCCCATCATGGCGAAGCTGCTCAAGACGGGCGCGGGGCTGCTCGACTGGTTCAATGAGCTGTCCCCCCAGTGGCAGCAGTTCATCATCTTCGCTGGCCTGGCCCTGGCGGCGCTCGGTCCGCTCATCACCGTGATCGGTGCGCTGGTAACCGCCATCGGTGGCGTGGTCACGGCGCTGACGTTCCTGGCCGCCCACCCCATCGTGCTCGCGCTCATAGCCCTAATCGCCGTGATCGTCCTGCTCATATTCCACTGGGACAAGGTGAAGGCCGCGGCCGGGGTGGCCTGGGAGTTCATCAAGGGCAAGGCCATGGACGCCTTCAACTGGATCAAGCGCAACTGGCCGCTGATCCTCGCCATCCTGACCGGCCCCATCGGGCTGGCGGTGCTCGCGATCGTGCGCAACTGGGACACCATCAAGGCCGGGTTCACGGACGTCAAGGACTGGATCGCGGCCCGCATCAACAACATCGTGGGGTTCTTCCAGGGCCTGCCGGGGCGCATCGGCGGGGCCATCCAGAGCATCTACAACAAGGTCGTCTTCTGGATCAGCGCAGCGAAGAACTGGGTGCGCGACCGGGTGGATGACATCGTGGATTTCATCTGGTCGATCCCCAGCCGGATCGTGGGCATCGGGTCGGCCATCAAGGACCGGATCGTGTCCGGGCTGGGCAACATCGTGGACGCCATCAACCCGTTCGCCCACGGTGGCGTCACGGGCGCCCAGGCCGGTGGGGTGCGGGGCGGCTGGAAGATGGTCGGGGAGCACGGCCGCGAGCTGGTGCGCCTCGCTCCCGGCTCCCGCGTGTACGGCAACGCCATGACCGAGGGCATGATGGCCAGCGCCGGGGGCGCCGGGGGTGGGGGCGTCGTCGTGAACCTCAACGTGGCGGGCAGCCTGGTGACCGAGCGCGAGCTGATGAAGATGGTCCGCGACGAGTTCCGCCGGGGTGGCTTCGGGGGTGCGTTCGGGTGAGCACCTTCATCGTGGTCGACCAGGGCGAGGAGGACTGGCTGGACCTGGTCCTGGCGGTCAACTACACGCTGCACCTGTTCACCAACGAGGTGACCGCCGGCCTCACCCCCGAGCAGATCGACGCCCTCGATGAGACCGACCTGGACGAGGCCACGTTCGCTGGCTACGCCTCGGCGGCGCTCACCGGCGGGTCATGGACGACGACGCCCGGCAACCCCACCACCGGCGTATACGCCGAGCAGTCGTTCGTGCGATCAAGCACCGGCGCCCCCCAGGACATCTGGGGCTACTACCTGACCCGCACCAGCGACGGCGAGCTGCAGGGCTTCGAGCAGTTCGACGCTCCGATCACCGTGGAACTGATCAACGACGAGATCGAGGTGACGCCACGCATCACCCTGGGAGACGAGGTAGAGAACGTGAACCCCACCGGCAGCATCAGCGGCTACGCGGCCGCGACAGCCCCGGACGGGTGGCTCCTGTGCGACGGCACCGCCGTCTCGCGGTCGACATTCGCTGCCCTGTTCGCCGTGATCGGCACCACCTACGGCGTCGGCGACGGGTCGACCACATTCAACCTGCCCGACCTGCGCCAGCGGTTCCCGCTCGGCAAGGCCGCCGCCGGCACCGGCGCCACGCTCGGCGACACGGGCGGCGACATCGACCACGTGCACAACCTCGCGAACGATGACGCGTTCGCGATGCACACCGGCGTCGCCGCGGCGACCGAGAACTACCGGATCCGCCGGATCGCTACAGACAACTGGACATCGAGCCACCAGGCCGACACCGGGGCCGGTCTCGCCGCGCCGGCGTCGAACCCGCAGACCACGGGCGTGGCGCTCGGCGGCGACACCGACACCGAGAACCCGCCCTTCCAGGTCGTCAACTTCATCATCAAGACGTGACCCCATGACCATCACCGAGGTGTTGGGTGCCGGCGGCATCGAGGTCGGCGGCAGCGCCGAGGTGGCGTTCGAGCACGGCGGCGGCCAGGTCGACAGCGACATCGTCATCGAGTGGGACTTCGACAACGACGGCGACTTCGACCAGCCCGAAGAGGACATCACCAGCGACGTGCTCGACGTGACATGCAGCGGTGGACGGGACTGGCCCAGCAACCTGTACGGCAAGGCCAACGCAGGGAAGCTGAAGCTGCTGCTGCGCAACGAGGACGACCGCTACAACTTCTTCAACGCGGCCAGCCCCCTGGCCATCCCGCCGTTCTCGCTGGAGACGGGCCGCAAGCTGCGGGTGCGTGCCCGGGTGGCGCGGGCCATGACCTTGCCCGGTGCATCCGGCGATTTCGCCTCGACGGCCAGCGCCGCCGGCCTGCAGATCGTCGGGGACCTCGTGCTGGGCTTCTGGGGGCACTGCGACGACTGGGCGGGCGGCGCCATCCAGACCCTCGTCTCCCGGTACCTGTCGACCGGCAACCAGCGCAGCTACATGCTGCAGGTCTTCAGCGACGGGCGGCCCCGCCTCCTGCACTCCCCGGATGGGACGCTCGGGGCGCAGATCATCACTACCTCGACCGAGTACGTGCCCGTGAACGGCGAGGTGGCGCTGTGGGCCGCCATCGACGTGAACGATGGGGGCGGCAACCGGGTCGTGCGCTTCTACTGGGCGCGCAGCCTGTTCGATGAGCCCCAGCTGCTCTCCACCGTCACCACCGCCGGGACGACGAGCATCCACGCGGGCACCGCCAACCTTGAGGTGGGCTCCCACCAGACCGGCACCCTGGAGCTGTTCACGGGCGAGGTGTACGCCGCCGAGGTGCGGGCGGGGTCGATCACCTCGACCGACTGGCGGGCCAACCCCAATTTCCGGGTGCAGGCCGTGGGTGCCACCAGTTTCACCGACGACGAGGGCCGGGCATGGACCCTCAACGGTGACGCCGAGATCATCCAGGACCCAAACCAGAGCCTCCGCGCCGACCCGATCCTGCTGGCCCGCGACCGCTTCACCGGCTCGGGCCCCATCATCACCGGCTCCGTCGATGAGCTCGGCGGCACGTGGACGAAGCAGACCACGCCCGGGTTCTCCCGGCAGGGCGACAGCAGCGGCGACACGCTGGCGGTGCCCGACACCCTGGGCGGCACCCACATCGCCACCCTCGACGTGGGCACCATGAACTTCTACGCCCAGGTGCGCTACAAGTTCAACGACGGCATCAATAACCGGGCCGGGCTCGTTTATCGCTACCAGGACGCCAGCAATTACGGCGTGGTCGACGTACTCAACCAGGAGCTGCGCCTGCGGTCCCGCGTCGGTGGCGTCGAGTCGACCACCGACAGCATCTTCATCGAGAAGCGCCAGGACGTGACGATCGGGGTGCTCGCTCAGGGGCCGACCGCCACCGTGTACCTGGAGGGCGTGCCGGTGTTCAGCGCCGCGGCCCACGACGACACCGACACGGCTGTCGGGATCCTCAGCGTGTGGGCCCACCAGCGGCCGCCCAGCCTCCACGAGCTGTACGTGTGGGACGGGGTGCCCGAACAGGTCGAGGGCATCATCTGGACGGGCGACGTGTCGTCATGCATGCCCTCGGTCGTGGCGGGCCCCCTGAAGCTGGCGAAGCTGGAG